ATTATTTTATTGTTGTGGTTCTTCAACTGTTTGAAGCTTTGCTATGTTGGCTTCAATATCCTTAACTGTGTTTTCATAATCAGCAAGTTGCTGCTCATATCTACTTATGATTTCCGAATAATCGGCCTTTTCTTTATCAGTAGTAGCTTTATCCGCTTTTTCCTTTTTATCAGCAAGAAAGTCCTTTAATTCTTGAACTTTCTTATTGTTTTCAGCCAATGCATTTTTATAGCTTTCTATCTTTTCTAATCTATATTTTTCTTTTACCTCTGCAGTGTTCAATTTTGCAGCACCTTCCTTTTTAGTGCCATCTTTCAACACTACATTTTTACCTTCAACTGTGACTGTATATCCAGCCGCTTCACCAATGGAACGAACAGGAGCATAACTCTTTCCTTCTACTACAATCGCCTTATCAAGTTCTTTTCCATTCACTGAAACGGACGTTTCGCTCTGAACTTTTTTCCCTATCAAACTTTCAATTTCATCCGCAAATGACGTTGCTCCTATTGTAAATAGCGCCCCAGCTAAAAAACCAGCGACAATTTTTTTCATGATGTGTCTCCTTCGATCCATTTTTCACCAATATAACACATCATTGCTGGATTATGAACCTTCTAATGCTTCAAGTCTATCAAAAATTTCTGATAAATCTTGTTGTAGTGTTCTACTAGTGCTCCTGTTATATAATCTATTCCAGTTTTCAAAGTTTATTTTTTCAGAGACTGCCATATCTAAGTCTCCACCAGTCACGTTTATCACTAAACCCCCGATTCCAAATAGCTCCATTATACCGGATACATCATTTAACCCTCCTCTTGGGGTACCATTAAATATCCATTTCAAAGCAGGAGTACCAGCATAGTTAGGATCAATAGCAATATAATGATCGGCGCTAGAAAAAGCTGCTAATATATTCCCCTCTGAACCCATTTCAATTTTAGGATAAGCACCGTCTGTTGAGCTAAGCAAAAACTTAGTTAGCGTTACTAAGCCTGACTCAAACACCTTAAATGCTGCCTTAGCACGGTCGGGATCACCTGCCCATATACGCAGGTCATCTTCTTCCGTTCGTGCACTGGATAAGCCTACAGCGCCATCTTTGGATTGTAGCTCGGTTTTATTGACATTGTATCCACCGATTTCGCGGACGTTCTTGGAGTCGATTGCTCCATTTACAATAAATTCTAATTCTTTCACCACTCTCGCAAACAAATCCAGCAACTGGTCATGCGTAGTTTGCGCAACTACCTGTGGAGCTTGAAACATTGCCATGAATATACCTCCTAATAGAGCGGCAATTCGCGTTGTTGCCGTGTCAATTCGTGCAACTTAAAGTAGCCAGTACCTTCAAACTTGATGCGTATATAATTTTCATTCGCCATCTTGGCGGTAGGTATGATCACCCGATGCTTGATAAGGTCGGAAGCTGGTGTAATCTCACCCACCTGTACCCAATCATTACCGTTAATAGATGGTGACAAATATATCTTAAGGTTGCTTGTCGAAAGCAAATCTACCACAGCCCATAGCTTGTACATTCGTAGTTTTTGAGCGATTGAGCTATTGTTAAACGGCTTAGTCACAAGTGACCATTTAACGTCCTGTGTGCCATCCTTAGCGGCTCCAAATAGTTGTAGCACTCTGCCCTTGCTATCACCAACATAAAGGTTCTCACCCATCAAAGCGAAGCATAGAGGATCAATGTCTGTGAGCATCGTCCAAGCCTGAATGCGTGGGTCATAGTTAAGGATTGAATTTTGGTGTGTCGCAAAAAATAGCGTCTTACCATCTGTCCCGGCACAACTGGTGCTTGAAACACCGTTTATAAAGCCTTTGACGACCTCGCTAAACGATTTATCAGGTAAGATACCGCCAGTATATTGATAGACACCATTGAGGTTAGCAAAGTAAATAACACCGTCCTGCGTGATTACGCTCTGATTGTTACGCACACCGATACGGTCAGCCACCATTTTAGTGGTAAAGTCCGATGGGACACCGCCGTACATCTCGTGGAGGCTGTTAGGCATGCCTATCGTAAGCTTGGTTAAGCTACCGGACAGCATATTAACGGTTTCCCCTGCCATGGACTCCATTTCCTTGCCGTAGCTATCTTCATCATCACCGTTGTACAATTCCCACTTTTCTGGCTGGTCTAGAGCGCAAGACTTAATTTCCTTGCCTACAGCGCACCACAACCTATTTTGGTAGGTGGTAATATAGTTACCTTTGGCTGGTGCTCCAGTTAAATCAGCTACTGTAGTACCGTCATAGTGTTTGATAGGATCTACTCCATTAGCAGCTACTAAATGGATGTCTGACCAGTTGCCCTGGAAGTTCGTAAATGACCAACGGGCCGAAGTATTTAACCCGGAAGCTAGTGTTTGCCAAGTATTATTGTTAAACACTCGCCATGTACCATCCCCGAATACCGCATGCAGCTGCTGGTTTTTCCACACTCCCAGCCCGAGCACTGACGTACTTATCGCACTGCCAAGTACGCTATATCCGCGCCTGGTTGCTATGACTGGGTATTCGTCCAATACAAAGTTGCTGATGCTAGTAAACAGGTTATCCGCAATAGAGAGAGGGTCGAAGCTGCTCAACCCTTTCCATTCACGGACCGTTATTGCCTGCTGTATGCCGGGTAAAGGCTGGTAGTTGGCTTGTGGGTACCGGATCACATTCACGATACCACCGCCCTTTGATAGTTCTGTGCCGCCACATTCCAGGCATTTTTATACTGGTTTTCGTAGTTGGCCGCTTTAACCTCATCATCCATACTATGGGCGATGTATGCAGCAAGAGCCGGGATATACGTCCAGTGATACTCTGCTGGCGCATCCGGCTCTATGGTTAAGTTGCTGCTTGTATAGGTTGTGGTGCCAATCCTGTTGTACCTCACCAGACCTCCTAAGCCTGCTACATAAGGCGGCGGTGATAGGGTTAATACTTTCGTTCCATCGTCGAACCTAAATGTATTCTGGAGCGGGTTTGGTGCGTCTGATGATAGTTCGTGATACTTGACCACACCACACATAACAAAATCTATATTTTTAAAGCGCACATTAGCTGATAAAGTGTACTGGCTTTGGTCCAGGACTGATGTAAACGAATCAAAGGTCGGTATCTTGACCGCGTTGAAAAAGTCCTGGTTAATTGCGTTAAGCCAAATCAACTTATCTGCTGTGTCGACTGCATTGGGTACAAGTAAATCTGCTTCTTTTAAGATGTCGTTAATGTTCATATCATCACCTACGACTTTGTGACTTCGACAGTAACCTCAAATGCATTATTCGAGGAAACCACGTTAATTAAAGTAAGGGATATCTTAGCGCCTTCGCTACTCACACCCCATCGAGATATGTTGAGTTTAGCTGCAGACCCAATATTGGATGTACCAATCACATCTGTAACTGCACCCTGTAAGTAGGTAGCGTCTGCAAAGTCCCTAATAACCACTAGGAACACACGACTAACTGATATGACATTTGTTGATGTGTCTTTCATTGTGATGGTAAACGTATGAGTTTTCTTACTGTTATCAATCAATGAGTCCGTCCAGAAATCGAACGTTTTTTCAACGCCATACGTTAGTGTAGCCTTCTGCCGCTTGTACGTGCCCAGGTTATTGACTACCGAAATGTCTGATGCTCCAGTCAATAACGATCCAAAAGAAGCCTTATCCAGGTTACACCCGGTAAAGTTAATATTTTTGCTGCCTGAACCAGTTACAAGGTGCGTAGGTTTCGCGTTCCCTTCCCAGTAATCCATCGTAAACACGTTGCCGCTGAAAACGATATCTTCACAATTTATCATCCGTAAGTGTGTTTGTTGCCAGTCATTAACGTTGGAATAGCCGGAAGCCATCATTACGTTTCCAACAAAGGCTAAATCCCTTGTGTTATTCATGTAGATGCCTTCATTTTCACCCCGGTCAAATACATTTCCGACAAACGTAGAACGCTGTGTGCCAGTCAGTGATATGTGCATATCGTTATACTCGATCTTATTGTTAACGATGTTGCATGCTGACCCGTTATATACCATTCCTATCTTGCAAGTGTAAATAAAGTTGTCGAACACTTTGGAATCGTAGAGCAAGTTAATCCCGACATTGTTATTAAAAATGGCGCTATTGCTGATCTGCCATTGCTGGCCCTGTGTGCCGCCAAGATCAAACCCTATTGCCGTGTTAAATCCTGCCCATTGGCAATTGTTTACTTGGAATAATCGAACAGAGCCATCTATACCATTGGTAATCCGAGATTGACCGACCAAAGTGAGATTGTGTATGCCGATGTGACTGGCACCGTTAGCCCTAAACAAAAACTCGTCGCCAATCTTAGCGATGATGCGTGACGGTCCTAGGTCATATTCGTAATCCCAAGTCTGGTTAACACCCATAAGAGAGATACCGTTGTATAGTGTGAGCTCACCAGCGTAGTAACGCCCGGCCGGGAAAAATATATATCCGCCTACCAGTTTCAACGCATCTATCGCAGCCTGAATCGCCGCGGTGTCGTTAGTGACACCATCACCCTTGGCCCCATAGTCCTTAACGTTAAGCGAGTATGTTCCTTTTTTGACAAAGGTATTTTTGTTTGTGACCCAATCATTCAAGTATGCAAGCTGTTCTGGACTCATTAAGCCACTTACAGTCAGTGTTGCGTTCGGGATAGGGTCGGCTCCATCACTCAAATGAGACGATCCATGCAAGCCAGGAATTGCTTCTCCAGTGGCGGTAAAGATTAATTTATCTTCTTCGGGATTAGTCGTAATCGCTATGCCCGTACGAGCTTCAAGGGTTAATGTATCTTCCTTATCATCAGCCACTACCGGAAGCTTACCGGGTACTTCTATCGTTTTAAATGCATTCTTAGCAAAGTTATCATCAGCATATTTCTTTGCGTTTTCCTCAGCCTTATCAGCCTTTTCTTGCGCCCCCATTGGGGTTTCGTACCTTGGATTAAGCTGTGAACCAATATCCTGTGTTGTGTTAGGACGCCATGGTAGCACCAATATCATTCACCCCTTTACGGCCTACGTCCTAGCCGTGTAAGTCTTATATGCACGTTGTACAAGCTGTATGTGCCTGTACCTGACTGCGATGCTTTAATGGTAATGACATCAGTTGCAGCCAAGTACCGTTGTTCTTCAAATCCCAGAAACGTAACTGCCCCAGTTCCAAATCCAACTACTTGGCGACTCGTCAGCATCGTGCCATTTTGATTTATTGTTAAATCCAATCGGTTAGTTGCTGGTAGGTCCTGCACTGTGGCAAGTAGGTTAATGCTATACCAGCCATCTAACGGGATCACTACAGTGCTACCGCTACGCATGCTGTAGCTATCCTCAACCACTGAGGTAATCGGCACATCCAATACAGTCGGACTAGCTGGCAAGGTTAGCAACCCGCTACGAAGGTAAGTAAACGGGAAATCAGCCCACGTTAGATAGCCTTGTTGCTTTACATAACCCGTTGTTGCTACCTGAGTATTGTTGGTTGCTGCTGCCGCTGTAGGAGCCGTTGGAGTGCTCGTGAGCGCCGAACTGGTAAACATGGTCGCTTTGCTCTCGTTGGTAACATTACTCAAACCGACATCAGCCTTTGTAAGAGTAACGACACCCGTTTTCCCGGCTACACTCTGCACAGGTGACATAGGTGTAAGTAACTCCTGCCAGCCAGCTAATACTGTGGGATCGTCACCCTTCAATATGAACGACTTGCTAAGGTCCGTACGTATAGCCACATCACCCGTTTCGGCTACCAGTGCTAGCATATCGGCTTGAGTAGCTACCACAAATGTATCAGTGACCGCTATAGTTGGCACAACAACAGCATCAAGCTTGCCGTTTTCATCGAGCACAGGTACGTTCCCGGCTGCTGTGCCAGCGTCCAAGTAAGCAGAGTTACCAGCGTCATACACTTTGCTGAGTGGTATAGGGTCAATATCCACCGGACCAGTTGCCGTTACGGTGATTGCTCTGTCGTCCGGATCCTGCGTGACCCGTATGCCAATACCCTGCAATATTTTTAATTCAGTCATCGGCGCGTTAGCTGGGATACCATTAATGACCGTGTAGGCGTTCTGGTTGACCTCTGCGCCCCACTCAATGCCGTCTAACTTGTTATGGTCAGTCTGAGTGACATGGACTGTATGATCAGCGGTATGCTCCTTAAAACGGTCGTCTAATGCGTCAGTGTATGACTTAGATTCCTGTTCCGCCTTGTCTGCTTTCTCCTGGGCTCCAAGTGGCGTTTCATAGCGTGGATCTAATTCCGCTGCTGTATTTTCACTCGTGTTACCGTGTTTCCATGGATAAGGATTAGCCACGTTACCACCTCTCATCTATTACATAGTGCTCATAACCGCTTGTAGCCGTGCGGTAATCTGCCAATAGCTGCTGATAACGCACATCAAAGTTGTTGTTCTCTGGCATGATATCGCGCAACACACCGTACACCAGCAACATGTCCCAATCTGGATCAAATCCTGTCGTGGACTGCAGATCGTTCACTGTGATTTCTGGGTACACGGGTGTGTAAAAAATCTTAATGCCATAAGCCTTCGCATACTTAGGTGGCGGAAATATACCAATCTGACCAGCTACAAAGTAGTAATAGGTATGTTTCATGCGCTCATTAAACTGCCTGAGCGGTATCCTGTGCCAATCCCGGCTGTCATCATGACCTTCGCTATTGTCGTAGATTGCACGCCGTATATCGACGTCTGTGACGTTTCCCGGTGGGCATGGCAGGTCATACAATCCCTCGCCCACAACGGTGTCTATTGCTTCCTCAATTACCTCACTCTGCTGCTGTGCAGCGGTTGGTGTACGCAACAGCATATCTCTTACATTAGTCAGCTTCCGCAAGATAGACACGACTGGGGTTTTGTTCTCCGGTAGCTTCTCGACTATTTCCTCTACTACATCCTGTACGCGC